CCACTCCATTATTATGTTCAAAATCCTGTGTCGCTTTAATACTGCCAAACATTTTAGCTAGAAGCATTTTAAGGTCGGCAGGAATTGGATTTGGAAGGTTAGATAAGCAAAGTAGATCCTTTAGTTTTAAGTCAGCGATTTCAAAGTAAATATTAAAGTTCTTAATTTCAACCTCAGAAAGAGGACGACCAAGCAGAGCAACTACTTCATCTTGTGATAGCACAGGTTGATAATTATTCATCTGATCGTCCTTTCTTCCTTAGTTTAGTTGATTAAGCGTGTGCAAATGCGCCGGCAACAGTCTTGTAGCCTTGTGCAGAACCACCGACATAACGCTCAGTAAGCATGACGTCTTGGTTTTTATTGGTATCAAAATCAGTACGTACAGTCGCGGTAGGTTCACCAATTAAGACATAGCTTTGGTTGGCGTATGCAATAGCCTTGACATCTTTACCGACAAGCTCGTCAATTTCAAAGATCTGCTTTACGTCAAGTAAATTAGCAAAGTTAGAACCTGCTGGGAACATCAAGTGTCCGTCAGAACCTTTAGCTAATTTAAGTTCAGTAGTAAATCCAGTTGGTACAACCAAGATTTTACCGGCGTTTTTCTCGTCCTTGACGGCGCCCACGGCACGGACTGCCAATTCATAGCTGCCCTCTCCAGTTTCACCTGTAACTTTGGTAGCAACATTTGAACCATAACCACTAGTTGCATTGATGTCGGCAAGCATTGGATAAAGACCACGAGTACCTTGTAAGGTAGCCTTATCACCAGTTCCTTGACCGATTAAAGCACCGACTGCAATAGCGTTAGCGACACGTGCAGCTAATTCTTCAACACGGAAGGCAAGCAATTCACCAGTTTCATCATCGTAGAGGTCTTGCAAGTCAATTGGAAGCTTTTTGTAGATACCAAGACCTTTAAGATCACGACGAACGTTGGTCAGAGACTGGTCAGCTTTTGCATCACCTTTTTTGTGTCCATTAGCAGTATCACTGGTACCGATTGCGTAAACGGCAGCACTTTTAACTCCTACTGTACGGAAAGTTGCCAAAATACCAGGATTATCGACCCAAGCCTTGAAGAAGATATTTTCAATCTGAGATGGCATGATAGCATCACCGGTTACACCTTTAGATTTAAGGTTTTCATTCCACTCACGCATGATCTGTTCATTGGAACCACGATGGTTTTTGAGAACGATATTCTTAAAGTCTACAAGTGCAGCTTTAGTTTTAAGATAGTTGTTTGTAGAAGCTGGCTGGTTAGGCATGACACCTTTTTCCACAACTGCATCTTTTGCAATTTCTTTGTTGTTCATAGTTTCTTCCTTTTCTTCAGTATTATTAGTTTCGAGTACTTCTTGAGTTTCACCCTCTGACTCGTTAGTGGCTTCTTCCCCTGAATTATCAGGAGCCTTAGGAGCTTCTGTTTCTTCAGCAGGAGTTTCGTCAACTGTTTCGGGAGCTTCTGATGTTTCAGGAGCTTTAGCTTCTGTGGCTTCAGGAATGACCGTGTGGTTTTCTCCATCACCATTGGCATCACCAAAATTGTCGTTTTGTTTTGTCTTCATTTCGTCTCCTAATAAAGATTTAATGGCAAGTAATCTTGCTTCCTTGTTGGATCCACGATAGACCAGTGAGACCTCAATCACTTCAGCCTTGCTGATTGTTTCAGAGTCAATATTGTAATCGTAATCAATCATTGTGATTGAGAACGCATTAGACAGATGACCTTCTTCAAGCAGTGTGAGCATTTCTTGGGCGATTTCTCGCTTGGAAATACCAGCTTCAAATGTTAGTTCATTATTCGAGAAGTAAGCAGCACGAATGGAGCCAATCACATCACGAACATCACCGCTGTGGTTCAACATTAAAGGAATATCAATGACTTCACTTACGCCTTCGCTTGGGATAGCCGAAACAGTAATATCTCCACCACCCTTTAATGGTAAGCGTAAGCTTGCTACATCTACATGCTCATAATGACGATCTTCGTTATTAGAACTTGCGACAAAGACAATTCTTCTTTCACCATCAACACTCTTAGTAGAGAGCTTGCCGGTAACTGAAACAATTTTCTGTTTAATTGTCATGTTTTCCTTAAAGTTAATTTAATATTTGCGATTCTGCATCCATATGGACATCTGCTTCATCAAAAGTGATTATGTAAAGATATAGGGTGGCAGTAAAACGTGATAAAATAAGCAGTAACATATGGAGGTATTATGTTGCTCGACGAAATTAAGAAAAAAGCACAAGAATTTTATAAAGATAAAATAATCCCAAAATTAAATGAAGCAATACCTAATATCACTGATAAGGTGAATGAACCAATCAATGCATTCAAAATTGATAATAATAACGTTAAAGATGATGAGCTTGACTTTGATTCAATAGAAGATAGTCCAAGAGAAATAGCAACTGTTTATGGTGATTATAAAAACCGTAACACTAAATCATGCCCACATTGTGGACACATTTTTGATGAGCCACCTACCCGTGGTAGAAAATGCCCAGAGTGTGGCAATCAGTTTTATGTAAGGACTGGGAATAGGTTATTTGCTAGTGATTTATTAAGACCTCAAGACGCAATTGCGGCGGATTGTTTTTCTCATATGCTTAATATGCCAGACTTCGATATAACTGTTGATTTTGCAAGAAATATTTTGGAAAGTCGACGCAAGTCTTTTCCAGTTGAACCGGCTTCTCGTGATGTGATATGGGATATAATGCGAAGGTTTCCGGATACTCTGTCAAATGATCCATTAAGGATGATAAAAGCAGTAGAGCGACTGGAGCATTTGGTCGCAATATATGAAAATGATTGTGGCAGAGACCCTAGATCACTATTAGAGTCTAGTGTCGAAAATAATATTGCTTATTGTAAACTCATGATTATGCTAAATAATCCTGGGCAAGATTATTTATATGTATCTAGTAATAGCTGTTGTGAAGTTTGTAGGTCTAGATATGGCAAAAAGATTAAAATTAAAGATGCAGAAGAGAAGATGCCGATTCCGTTTGAAGATTGCCAAAACAAACTACATCCTAAAGACAAGTATAATTTCTGTCTAGCTAAATATACTTGGAGTGAACCGCCAATTCTTTAATCTACTTTAAGTCTAATATCGGCTTCGGATGATTGTGGTGTTACGACTTTGAGATTAAAACGCTTCTTGCAATATGAACATTTTACATTTTGTACAATCAATGTACTATCTGTTTCAAATAAGTATCTATCGCAGTGCGGACATTTGATTTTCATTACAATGTTGCTCTCATTTTCATTCGACAATGACAATTCGGATGTAAACCAGCACTATCAACATCTACGAAGTTATTGTTAAAAATACCACCATCAGTCCCAAGAATACTCTCGTTCTCTCGCAAGAATGGTTCGTCCACCAACACTTCCTTTCCTTCCATAGCCTGGCAAAACTCACATGGATGTGCGGAGGTTGTATGCCATGTCTTATAGATTTTTGCACCAGTCTCATGCATTAGCTGTATCATTGCATCTACGCTAGCTTTACCAGCAGAACGATGTTCTTCGGTGCGCGCTAACCTCTGCACTCTCCACTCATCGGTGTTCATAATCTCACGTAATCTAGTAGCTAACTCTTCTTTATTCAGCCCCATCTCCTGACCTTGAGCCAAAACATTACGAATGCTTTCTGCAGTTTCTTTAGAGTATGATTTAGCTACATTTACTAAATATGCTTGATAATCAGCACGAGTTAAAGTTGACACGATAAATTCAGAAGTAGCGTCAATCGGGATATTATTCTCTTTAAGTAATGCAATACCCTCTGTATAGGTTGTTTGACCCCTTACTGACATGTAGGCAATGATGAACGCTAGAATTTCTTGTGCAGTTTTATTGGCTTCTTCCTCATCAATATCGCTTACGTCTTTATTAAGCTCATTATTCTCAATCGCGCGTTCAATCTGACGGTTCATCTGGTCTCTCAAAACAGACGAAACGTCATCAATAAACTTCTGCTCCTGTTTGGTTGGAGTATGAGCCTTATGGCTGCAAGTGCAGTGATCATGATGTTTCTCATGGTTATTATCAATGGCTTTATTTTTATCTGCATCATTAGACTGTGCCGAATCAGGAGCGTCTTCTACCTCATCACCCTCATCTACTTCCGGCTTATCATTCACGATAACTGGCTTAACATAGCCTTGTTTAAGCAGTTTGTAGCCCTTAGATAGACCGAATGCGTCAACTACTGAATCGAGCGAGTAGCCATTCATCACTGCCTGGTTAATTAAATTAAACTCAGTCATTTTTCGTTCGGCATCAATCTTCTCTTCATCGGCAATACCAGGAATATCTAAGTCAAAAGTAATAGCATAACCAAGACCACCAGTAACACGATTAAGCTCATGAGTAAGCCTAGAATAAATCTTAGTCGCAAATGGTTCTACGGTATATTTAATGAAGATTTGCTCATCGACGCGGACTGAAGCGTAGGTATTATTATCATTTACGCCACGGATACTTGCCGGCACACCAAAAGCACTGTCAATTTTATCATTAGCCTGCTTGAAGACTGAATCAAGCGACATATCTTTATTTGATTGAGAAAACGGCACCCATTCAATTTGTGCAGATGTTGCAGCTCCGGTTGCAGGGTCAATAGGACGGTGAGAATAGATAACATTATTATTTCTACCACTTCCACGATGTGAGCTTTGCATTTTACTAACGATATCTTCAAACTGCGCTCCGTCTTTAGCTGTAACAATAAATTGACCAGCTGGCACGGCACCATTCTCAAAGAAGCCTGCTTGATAAGCAGCAATATAATCGTCAACATTAGCCCATTTCTGGATAGCGTTGCTTGGTGCATATCCACGGCTTAAATTGTATGGATCATAGCCTGAATAGATTTCAATAACTTCGTTTTCCGAATAGGTTGAACCACTGCATTGATAATATTTTTTACCACCACTAACAACTTCACTTACGCCCTCTAGAAATGTCAGACCGGCGAAATTGTTCTCTGTGATTTCACCGCCAGCAGAAGCCGTATTACCTTCGTAGCGCCACAAAAGCAAATACACTTTCGGATGGACTAACGTCATTACAGCTAAAGCTTCGCGGAAGTCAGTTGCAGACATCTGCTTATTTGGACGATATAATGCATTTACGACATTTGGATTGTTTTTGATTGGCTTACCATTAGCGTCTATCGCGTACGGTCTAATAACGATGAATTTATTGACAATCGCTTTGATTGACGGATATGTATTATCATAACTGTTGCCCTTATAAAAACTATAAGCAAGTGGCATTTGGCGATAATAACCAGCAGGATGAGAGCTAGTATTATATAATGCTGATTTTGATTTTGTATTAAATAAGCTCTTAATTTTATTAAACATGAAATATTTCCTTATAGTAAATTATGGGTTTATACAGGGTGGCAGATGAATAAAGCGATAATGTTAAATCTTTACTTATATAGTTGAATATACATGAAGCAACCATGAAGCAATTTAACAGAGGTAAAATAGCGGTTTTTGTTAAATCTGTGAAGCAAAAATGTTATATCTAGCCAACGATTATTCCACCATATTCAATTTTTGGTGGTGCAGGTGGAGTTTAAAAACAGAGGATCGTAGCATCTGCTAGGTCAGGTGAGCGGAAGCCACGTTTTTTGTAGTCATCCTTACTTTCAACGCCCCTACGCCCTTTGCTATCCATCTTCCACTCACGGTTCGACAACTCCACTAATAAATCTTTATCATTAGCAATCGAAATTTGATCGATAATGGATTGTAAGTAAAACCATGCTTCAGAAATGAGATTCGGATATTTGTCTGAGTTTGAGGCTTTGGCTCCGAAATTGATTGGAATAACATTGTAGCCTCTTGCAATCATTTCATCCGTAACACCGCCACCAACGCCAGTATCATCAATTTTGATTAGGACATCTTTGTCCGCACCAATAAAATTGACTAATAGATCACAAACCTCGGTTGTACGTTTTTTAGTAAACGAGGCTCGTCCCATTTCTTTTAGACCTTTTTGCCTCACAAACACAGTCCGGGCTCCCCCAC